ATGCCATAATTAGCGGAATGCAGATGAACCATCTTGCACTGGTTGACCAGGCGCGAGGCGGCCAGTCGCTACGGATTGGGGATCAGGGCGCCCCCGAGCCGGTCAATGGTGCCCATTCTGATGGAGGCTATAACATGCCGAATAAGTTGATTGTCGTGGATGGTATCTCCATCGAAACGACCGAACAGGGCGCGCAAGCCCTCGAAAAAGTGCAGCGCCAACTGGCGGATGCGCTGAGCACGGCCAAAATGGCCGACGCGGAGCATGCCAAGGCCCTGGCTGAACGTGACGTGAAGATTCAGGAACTGTCCGGCAAGATTCTGACCGACGCGCAGATTGACGCCCGCGTGGCCGCTCGCGCCGATCTGATCGCCGTGGCACGCACCTTGCACGATGCCGATTACAAGGGCAAGACGGACGCTGAAATCCGCCGCGCCGCCGTTGCCGTCAAGATGGGCGATGCCGCCGTCGTCGGCAAGTCCGACGACTACGTGGCCGCCGCATTCGACTACTTGTCCGCCAACGTGGGCAAGGCCGGCAATGACCCCCTGACTGCCGCGCTGCGTGACGGCAAGCCCGCCCCCGCCGCCGGTGACAACGGCCAAGCCGCGTACCAGGCCCGCCTGGGTGACGCCTGGAAAAACACCAAGTAAGGAGCACGCATCATGCCGGCTATTCAAACCACTTACACCGAAAACATCCCGACCGCAGTCGTCGGCCACGTTGCCGACATGCGCGCCGCCGTCATGGCCTCGCGCGAGTGCGATGTGGCTTTCGGTTTCGGCCTGCCAGCCTTCCAGGGCGCTAAGGCGCACAGCATCAAGCTCAAGGTTGATGCTGACACGATCACCACTTTTGTGGGTATCACGGTCCGCGACCGCTCCATTGCTTCGGGCGATGCGTATGCGACCAACGAAACGGCCCGCGTCATTCAGGCCGGCCCGGTCTGGGTCACTGCCGCCGTGCAAGTTGCCGCTGGCGACCCCGTGGCCGTCACGTCCGCTGGCGTCTGGTCCAACGTGGCCGGCACCAATGGCCTGGTGATCGACGGTGCGCGCTGGGATACCAGCACCACCGGCACCGGCCAACTGGCCAAAATCGCACTCAAATAAGGAGCATCAAATGCCGCAAATTTTCAATGACGCCCAATCCGCTCTGGGCTTTGTGGTGGCCCAAACCACCTACATCGAACGTCAGGTGAACGAGATTGTTTACCCGGACATTCAATATCCCATGCTGGTGCCGGTGGATACCAGCGCGCCCGAGTGGGTCAAGTCCGTGACCTATTTCAGCCAGGACAAGTTCGGCAAGGCCGACTGGCTGAACGGCAATGCGGACGACATTCCACGCGCCGGCACCAGTCGCACCAAGTTTGAAACCGAGGTGCACATGGCCGGCATCGGCTACGGCTACGGTCTGGAAGAAATCAACCAGGCGAGCATGCTGGGAATCAACCTGGCCGCCGAGGATGCCATGGCCGCCCGCCGTGCGTACGAGGAATTTGTCGAGCGCATCGCACTGACCGGTGACACCGCCAAGGGCATGACCGGCCTGATCAATTCGGCCACGGTGACGGCTACGGCCAACGCCAGCGGCAAATTGTGGAGCGCGGCAACCCCGGCGGAAATCTTGAACGACGTCAACATGGCGTTGGTCGGGCAGTGCTCCGGTACGTTGTTCACCAGCATGGCCGACACCATTCTGATGCCGTACAGCCGTTACCTGTCTATCGCCTCGCGCATGGTCGGCACTGACGGTTCCAGCATGAGCATCCTGAATTGGTTGCTGGCGAACAACGCCTATACCGCCCACATGGGGCGCCCCCTGACGATCCGCGCCATCCGTGGCTTGGACACCGCGGGCGGCTCCGGTTCTGCCCGTATGGTGTCGTATCGCCGCGACCCCAACGTGGTCAAGCTGCACATCCCCATGCCGCACCGCTTCTTGCCGGCATTCCAGGCCAGCCCCACCCGCGTGGAAATTGCCGGCATCTTCCGCCTGGGCGGCGTTGACTGGCGCCGTCCGAAGGAAGCGGCCTACACGGACGGCATCTGATCATGAGCAGCACACTCACGAATCAGACGCAGCAGACCCCGCTGGGCTTCGGCCCTTTGGGGTTCACGCTGGAGCCAGGTGAGTCGCGCACGGTCACCGATGCAGAGCTTGCCAAGGTTGAAGCGCATCCGGTAATTGCTGGGTGGTTCGCTGATGGCAAGGTGGCTGTATCGGAGCCTGCTGGCAGCGTGGATGAAGAAGCGGAACGGCTCGCAGCGGAAGAAGCGGCAGCAAAGTCGGGGGCTCCCACACTGCCCAAAGTGCCGACCCCCACTAAAAAGTAGGGTCGTACGGCGCACGCGAAACACCCGGCATGCCGGGTGTTTTTCATTCAAAATACCGCTTATTTTTCAGGAGTACACCCCATGGCTGATTTTTACGGGACCGAAGTGGACGCGGACGATTACCACACGGCGCGCGGCAATGCCGCGTGGGCGACAGGCACCGGCCCCGACAAGCTGGCCGCGCTGATCCGTGCCAGCCAATACATTGATGGTTTGGGCCAGCGGGACGGCCTGAGCCTGTTTCCAGGCACCAAGACGGACGGGCGGGCGCAAGTGCTGGCCTGGCCGCGCACAGGGGCCGCCGATTGGTCGGGCGCGGCCATCCTGCCCGACGAGATTCCCGTGGAGGTACAGTTCGCCACGTACGAGGCCGCGCTGCGCGAGCTGACCGCGCCGGGCAGTCTGCGGCCCGACTACGTGCCCGGCCAGCAGATCAAGCGCGAAAAGGTGGACGTGCTGGAAACCGAATACGTGGCGCCAGCTGAAGGCGTCAATCCTGTGCGGCCGGTCGTGTCGGTGGTCATGGATATGCTGGCGCCGGTGATGATGTTGGCTATCGGGCCGTCAATTTACGCGGTTTAGGCTTACTCCGAGAACAGGCGTAGGAAGATCGCTACGCAGGTTGAAATGATGCCCATCACAAACGACACTCGCCTATCGATGCTGGGCGCAAAGTAAGCACCGGCCAAAATTAGAAATAGCGTGCTGGTGTGCATGGTGAATTACCCAGCGTTGAACGATGCACAAACCACTGATTGCAGCATGCCTTTGGCAGCTTTCCCGAGGTAGGTCACGCTGATATGATCGGGGCTGTCGCACCAAGTCCCCGCATAGACGCCGCTCCAAGGTTTGCCGGACGGGTGCATGCGCTGTGCGCTTTCTGCGTCGGGCGCAGCCACCACAGCAGAGTCATACGTGTCGTGATCGATATTTTGGGTTTGGGAAATTAGAAATAGTTTCATTTTGTGATCCGGTTGGGCTGTTAAAACGGAGCATCGGGCGCTTGTTCTCGTTGCTTGCGGTTGTACACCTCGACCTGCTTGGGGGTCCAGGGTGTTGGGCCGCCGGGCGGCGGGAAGGGCCAGGGCGAGGGGGTCATTGTGCAATGCGCAAATCAACGCGGGCTGTCGGGTTTTCAAAAATAGACATGTGGCCTGCGTCACGCGCGCCCCACACTACAACTTTGCCAGCAGTTACGGCATCACCTTTGACGCGGTGCCACGATGTGTACATGTCGCTGTCGGTAGGCTTCGCAACAATATGCACGATGCCGCGAGGGCTTATTTCTACGCAGGCGACGTACTCCGATCCGTCGCGGCGCACTACGGTTACGGCCGACAGACCGATAGGTAGCCCGCTGTCAAATTTGATGATCTGTTCAATGGTTCGTTTTTGCATGCCTCAATTCTACAACCGTTATTAACGGTTTGCAAGTTTATTTTTGCGGCACAATTGCAACACTATGACCGAAGCCGAATATTTGCGCGCCCTGGACGCCATCGAGCAGCAGATGGCCCGTGACTATCTGGCCGAAGCTGCCCGCATCACCCGCGACACCACACTGGCCGAAGTGCTGGCGCGCATACAGGCGGGCAATATGTTGCTTGCGCGCGACGTGTTCAATGGGCGGTACGGCAAGCTGGCCGAGGACATTCGGGCCGCGTACCTGGCGGGCGGCAGTGCCGAGGCGGCTAGCTTGCGCCGCGTGGAATTTGACATTCAGCGGGCCAGCGCCCAGGCCTGGATCAACCAGTTGCAGGCCGATGCAATTCAGGTGATTGCGCGCGAGCAGGGGGACGTCATTCAGGCCGTCATATCGCACGGGCAAGAGATTGGCATCGCCCCGCCACGCATCGCCCGCAACCTGCTCGGAATGATGGGCTCCAACGGCGAGCGCACCGGCGGCGTGGTCGGGCTGACCGGACAGGATGTGCAGTGGCTCAACAACACCCGGACACAACTGGCGAGCGGCGACCCGAGCCTGATGCGTGACTATTTCCAGCGGGTGCGCCGCGACAAGCGATACGACGGCATTGTGGAACGTGCGATTGAAGCGGGCCGCCCGGTCAACACAGCCGATATTGACAAAATCACCCAGCGGTACGCCGAACGGCTGCTATCCACGCGGGCAGACACGGTGGCCAGCATCCAGGCGCTGGAGGCGTATAACGCGGGCCGTAACCAGCTCTACCGGCAATTGGTGGAGGATGGCATGGACCCGGCCAAAATCACCAAGCGCTGGAAGACGCGGGCCGACGAAAAGGTGCGGGCCAGCCATCGCGCCATGGATGGGCAGACCAAGCCGGGCGATGCGCCGTTCGTGACGCCACGGGGCGCCCTGATGATGAATCCGGGGGACAGTAGCATGGGCGCACCAATGAGCGAGATTGCGCGCTGCCGGTGCCGTGCGGTGTACTCGTTGGCAAAGTAATTAGCATTTGACCGACAGTTATTAACACTTTAAAATGGCAACACTATGCTAATTTCCCAATTGATCGCCACCCTGCAAGATTACCAGACGGCACATGGCGACCTGCCGGTTTACTGTCACGATAACGAGGGGTGGCGGGTGTCCCCCGCGACCGACAAATACCCCGAAGTTGTCACGCGCGATGACCCCGAAACCTACGATTCGGACGGCAATCCTCTGCCCCCTCTGTATCTGGTGATTTCATGACCGACACACACGACCGTGGCCGCGCGCTGGCCATCCGACAACTGGCCCCGCGCCCCATTGGCAAGGGTGCGCCCCTGGTGCTGCGCGTGAGCGTGCCCGGCGTACGTAACCCAGCGACCGGCACCACGCCGCCCCCAACCGTGACCGACTACACGGGCAGCGGATTGCGCACACAGTACAAATCGCGGGATGTGGACGGCACCCAAATACGGGCCGGGGATGTGCGCCTGATCGTGTCGCCCGTGCTGTTGGATGGCGGCGATATGCCAGCCCCGCAGCCCGGCCAGCGCGTGCAATTTGACGGCGGGCAGTGGTACACGGTGCAGAATTGCAGCGCGTGGGACTACGCGGGCGTGTCGATTGGGTTTGTGGTGCAGGGGCGGGCTGCGTAGGAGATGGGGAGGGCTGGACTCGAACCAGCATGCCGTTTTTCAGGCCCAGGCGTTGCCGCCCTTGTGTATACCAAATTCCACCACCTCCCCATCACATCAGCGGGCCGGGCTTGATACCGGCTATGGAGCTTGGAACCTACTGTGTGTCCACAGGGGCCATGCCGTTCGCTCCAGCGGGGCTACTCTTGAGGGCATCCCCTCGCGTCGAGCGCCTTTCCCGCATTTCCCTTATTGGCTTCGGGTCGTGTCCTTCCACGCCGCCGCTGATGTGATGGTCCCCAGGCCTTCCACCCGGGGAGTAGCGGCCGGCGCCGCCTTGGCTGACTTGCCTGCCGCCAGGGACCAGCCCCGCTTGCTGCAGCCTTTCACTTCTTCAAGGAGTGAGTTGAGGGTGGCTCCGCTTCAACCATTGGCGCGGGAGTCGAACCCGTGAGCCTTGGGGAATCGAACCCCGCCCCGACAGAGCGCGTCACCACGAATCGCTCACCCTCAAGTATCAGCCGGGCACTTTAGCTCGCACACGGTTAAATGATTGAGCACCGACTGATACTTGATGGCTGCATACGTTAGGCCCCCACCACCCCCGATAATAAATACCGGGCGACTCGCCGTGTCCTCCTGGGCGCATGCAAGGCCCGGGCAATTGAGGCTGTCAGTATAGCGCCATTATTAATGCCATGCAATATTTATTTTTGGCACAATGCACAAATGAGCTTTTCCGCCGATCTTCGCAAATTTGCCGTAGCAACCAACCGCACCATCACCGATACGCTGGTGGGCACGGTGCAGGAATTGGCCGTGCGCTTGGTGATGCGCAGCCCCGTCGATACGGGCCGCTTTCGTGCGAATTGGCAGATTGGCGACGGCGGGCCAGATACCCGCGTGGATAGCGGCTATGACAAACAACCGCTTGGCAGCGCCCCGGCACCGGCCAGCTTTACGCGCTGGCAAGATCAGCTCGAGGGCGTGCTACCCGGAACCACCATCTACATCACCAACAGCCTGCCGTACGCTCGTCGGCTGGAGTACGAGGGCTGGTCGAAGCAGGCGCCGGGCGGCATGGTGCGGGTGACGCTCACGGAATACTCGCAGATAATCAAGACTGCATTGGAGAAAGCGAAAAAATCATGATTTATGACCATACAAATTGCGCACAAAATTGTCACGTAGCGGATGGCATGGGGGCCGAACTGCACGAAGTCGAAAGCGTGGACACCGAAGCCTTGACGGTAGTTCAATACGAAATGCCGCTGAGGGTGTTGCCCAATAACGAATGGGCGCGAATCACCCGCAACTTTGATCGTGCCGATGTTGTGCGCGACTCATACGGGCGGGCCATATCGATCACGCTCCACGGTATGCAACCATGACCCAACAGTTGATCCGCGCCGCGCTCGATACGCACCTGGCGAACATGCCGAGCCCGCCGCCCATCGCATGGGAGGGCGAGGATTACGTGCCCGTGGCTGGAACCACCTATGCCAAGGTGGATTTGCTGCCGCGCCGCCCGGCAAATCCGACCCTTACCGAGCAGCTGCAGGACAATGGCGGGGTGTATCAAATCAGCCTGTATTTCCCGCGCGGCACGTCCACGGGCGATATGGATGCGCTGGCCGGGGCGGTGCAATCGCACTTTGCCGCCGGAACTAGCCTCACCGCTGGCATAATCGGCGTGCGGATTGAAGGGACACCGGCAATCGCAGCGGGTTTGCCCACGGGCGACCGCTGGCTGGTCCCGGTGTCGATCCGGTATCGTTCCATTTTTTAACAGGAGGCCATCATGGCAGTTCAAACGGTCGCCGGCACCACAATCGGCATTTCTGCGGGACAGCCCGCAACTTTCAACGCGGCTGGCTATGCCCCCATGACCTTTTCCAAAATCGGTGAAATCACCGATGGCGGCGAGCACGGCAAGACCTTTGCCGAAGTGACCCACATGCCCATCGACACGCGCGGTACGCAGAAGTTCAAAGGCTCGTACAACCTGGGCAACAAGACGTTGCAACTCGCCATTGATGATGCTGACCCCGGCCAGATCGTTCTCAAGGCCGCCCTGGAATCGGACAATGATTACAGTTTCAAGGTGGAGTACCAAGACGGTGCAATCGACTACTTCCAGGCCAAGGTTATGTCCTTTTCTAAGGCGGCCACCAGCGTGGACAGCATTCGCAGTGCCACGGTGACGCTGGGATTGACCACGACCAAGGCAGGCGTGGGCATCATTGAAGTCGGAGCATAAGCATGACTGCAACACTCTCCAGCAATGTTTCGGTGTCGGTCACTGCGCAATTGCAGGACGGCGTCACTATCGGGTCGGTGACGCACGATATTGCGTTCCGTGCGGCCAACGCACTGACGAACGGTACGGGCGCGAGCCAGGCCAACCAGGCATACGCGGCCCGTCGCACCATCCCGGCCAGCTCCAACGAAAGTTTGGACTTGTCGGGCGGCCTGGCCAATGCATTCGGCACGTCGCTGGCGTTCACCACTATCAAGGCCATCGCTATCACCGCCGCTGCGGGTAACACCAACGATGTGGTTGTGGGCGGCGCAGCGTCCAATGGCTTCATTTCGTGGGTTGGTGACGCCACCGACACAGTGAAGGTCAAGCCGGGCGGGATGCTGCTGATCGCAGCCCCCAACGCGGCCGGGTTCGCCGTTACGGCTGGTACGGGCGACTTGCTCAAGGTCGCAAATAGCGGGGCCGGCAGCGGCGTGACCTACGACATTGTGGTGATTGGCGTGGCGTCGTAAACGCTCCAACGCGGCAATTTAACGGGCGCACGATGCGCCCGTTATTATTTATACGTTACACTACAAGCCCCATTATTAACAGGAACCGACACCATGAACATTTTTGACCTGATCAATGCTGACTTTGCCAACATCACAAGCCGCGTGACCGTCGCGGAGGGTTGCGGATTCATCATCGTGGGCGCTGACAGCCCGCAGTATTTGGCCGAATCCGACCACCAGCGCAACGAGGGTCAAGCGTACCGTCGGGCGGCCAATAAGGGTGAAGTGCCCAAGGTGGACACGGAAACCGAAGAAGGCCAGAAGGTGTTCCAAGAGCGCTTGCAAGCTAACTTGACCGCCACTGCGATCGCTTGCACGGTCGGCTGGTTCGGCTTCACTGATGCGTCCGGTGCGGATGTGCCGTTCGATCCGGCATTGCTGGCCCAAATGTTCGCCAAGAAACGCGCCTGGCGCGATGCCGTAATTTCCGCACTGGACGAGGATGCGCGTTTTTTGCCGCAACCCGCAGCGGCCTGACACTCTGGGTCCAGCAAACTGCATGGCTGTGGGCCGCGCGAGAGGCTAAGGGTAAACCCCTATCGGCGCGCGGCGAGCAGTATGTGAGCAAGGGGCGCCCGCTGCCGATGCCCGAGAATCCCGACCCGGAAATTACGGCCCTGCTGATGCGGGCCGGTCCGGACATGGGGGAGGGGCCGCTCACAGCGCAGGAATTGACCATGTGGGCGGGTGGCACGGGCGTTAAATTGAGCCGGTGGGAGTTTGAAACGCTGCTCCATTTGTCTCATGCGTATTTGGTGCAGCGCCAGCGGGCGCGCGATCCGGATTGCCCAGCCCCATGGCAAGCACGCACAACAGCAGTCGAAAAGCCCAAAATTGCCAAGCATATTCGGGGTCTGTTGCGGTCATAATTGGCCCCTATGGACATTGCAACCCTTGGCTTAGCCGTTGATTCCCGACCCGTAACCGCCGCCGCCAAAGCGCTCGACAC